GCTTGGGAAGGTTGCATCTTCGTTGAGACTCCACGTATGACCAACAGCCAATCAGGTTCAGGTACTGGTGGAACTCAAACCCGCGTCTACAACTCCTATGTTCTAGGTGCTCAAGCACTTGCTGAAGCAGTTGCTGAAGAGCCACACATGACAATGGGTAACGTTGTTGACAAGTTCAACCGTTTCCGTCCTGTCGGATGGTACGGCGTTCTTGGATGGGCTCGCTACCGTAGCGACGCTTTGTGGCGCATTGAGACTGCTTCTTCGGTTCGTCCGAACGCATAGTCTTTTCTCTTGTGTTGGGGGGCGTCTTCGGACGTCCCCCTTCACTCAACCTGGAGGTTTGATGGCTTACTATTTTTCTACACCGTATGTTGCTGAAGGTCCTATGGCATACAATCCTCTACATAGTCGTTTTAAAATTAATCGGGGGATTACTGTTATTAACGAAGGTGGCGTTTATCGGGAGACACGTTATCCTTCTCAAGAAGAGTTACAGGCTGCTACTAGATATTATCTTGGTGGTATCCGTTACGAGGTTACTTCTGCTGAAAAGACTTCTCTTGAAGCAGCAGGTTATACGGTGGAAACTGTATGAAACATTTAGACGAACATCCCGAACCTGTTGAAGGTTGTTTCGGTTGCAAGATTATGGGGATACAAATCAATACTGGGGATTTTAAGGCTGTAAGAAAATGAAACATTTAGAGGATCATCCTGTTGCTGTTGAGGGATGTTTTGGTTGCAAGGCTATGGGGTTACAGTTAAGTCCTGGTGCTGCTAGAAATACTGGTACTGGGATGAGTGACAAAGCATGGGATAACGAGTTGGATGCGTATCGTGCTGCTCGTTCTCAAGGTATTCAACCTGATGGAACTAAATTAAATAAGATCCGTAAGGCTGTTGAGTTAAGCGATAAGGTTGGGGCTCCTTATGGGACTCCTGAGTATGAGAAGAAAGCCGTCGAGAAAGTTATTGGAGGATTGTAATGGCTGCTAAGAAAATGGTTGCTAAGAAGATGGTCGAGAAAAAGACTGGCGAAAAGTATGCTAGCAAGAAGGCTATGGCTAAGCATGAGAAGTCTGAGTCTAAGGCTGAAATGAAGAAGGAATATGGCAAGTCTTACAAGAAGGGTATGCGCTAATGTTAGGCGACATTAATAAGCCTAAGCCCAAGCCAACCCCTAGCCCTTCTCCTTCAACGTTTGACCAGAAGGCTGCTTGGACTGAGCAAGAATTTCTTCGTTTACGTAAAATGGGTTTGCCTATTGATAAGGCTCGTGAACAGGCTGCTAAGAAATATAAGATCAATCCGAACGGATACACGAACTAATGAAGAAAGCACATCCTGGCTTTAAAGCCGTTCAAGAAAAGATTGCTAAGAAGCAGGGCGTTTCTATGGAACGTGCTGGCGCTATTCTTGCTTCTGGTGCTCGTAAGGCTGGTAAGAAGGCTGTTGCAGCCAACCCTCGCTTGAAGCGAGTTACTGGGGTTAAGAAGGGCAAGTAATGCCTAAGACTCCAGCATGGCAACGTAAAGAAGGACAGAACCCTAAAGGCGGTTTAAACGCTCGTGGAAGGGCTTCTGCTAAGGCTGAGGGTCATAACCTTAAGCCACCCGTAAAAAGCGGCGACAACCCCCGTAGAGCCTCATTCTTGGCACGTATGGGGAACGCCCCTGGACCTGAGCGCAAACCTAATGGGGAACCTACCCGTCTGTTACTGTCCTTGCAGGCTTGGGGTGCTTCCTCTAAAGCGGATGCCCGTAAGAAGGCTGCTGCTATCAGCGCTAGAAATAAGGCGAGTAAGAAATGAAAAAAGTTAATCCTAAAGTTAATAAGGTCATGCACGAGTTTAAGACCGGCACTCTCCATTCTGGCTCTAAGAAGGGTCCTGTTGTGAAGTCTCGTATGCAGGCTATCGCTATCGCTTTATCAGAATCGGGTAAGGCTAAGAAGAAGGGTAAAAAATAGTGGCTATTGATAAGTCCAAATGGAATCTTGGTGTTAAGGTTTCTCAAAAAGTTATTGACGAAATCAAGAAGCAGGGTATGACTGCTGCTTTGAAGAATGTTAAGACAAGCACTAATGCTGAATATGTTGAAGGTGTTCGTCGTTTATATACACCTGGACGTGTTGCTGCAGTTAAACCTAACTGGCGTGTGTCTACTGAAGATAAAGGAAACTATCAAGGTTCTTATCAGACTGGAGCGCAGACTTCACCAGCGACACCACCTAACTCTGGCTTGAGCGGAACTGTTGCTGCAGCATTAAAGGCTCCTGCTACTGGCATCACTCCTTCAAAAAATCCTGCAGTTGTTAAAAAAGCAGCACAACAAGCAGCAGCATCAGCAGCAGGTCGTGGTGGAGTTTCCGGTGTTGCTAAACCTAAAGCACCTTCCACTCCTTCTCCTACTCCTTCTCAAGTAAAAGTTACTGCTGAAGCAAAGAAAAAACAACAAACAAGAGCAGCAGCATCAACTGGTCGAGGAGCAATAGCAGCCCCTAAAGGTGTTGCTAAAAGCAAGAAAGATCTTGACTGGTTTGATCCAAAGAGATGGTCTTAACAAATAATTTTATTTAGAAGGGTTGCTCGTGGCTAACACGTATTCAAGCATCATTGACGAAGTATTAATTAACCTTAACGGTTATACCATGCGTCAAGATCGTACAACACACTTAACCTCAGCCATAACATCTTCTGATACTGTTTTACCTTTTAGCAGTATCACGAACATTGGCAAAGGTATTGTCGAAATTGATGACGAACTAATCTGGTTGGATACGTATGACCGTGTTTCATCAACAGGATCAGTACCACCTTACGGTCGTGGCTATCAAGGGACAACCGCAGCATCACACACGTCAGGAACGAAGGTTACTGTTTCACCAACGTTCCCACGTGTTATGGTGAAGAAAGCAATTCAAGACACTATTGAAGCATCTTTTCCTCACCTTTTTTCTGTAGAACATACTACATTAACTTATCAGGCTACTAAGAGTACCTATTCTTTGCCTGCAGATATTCAATGGATTACTCAAGTATCGTGGCAAACAACTGGTCCTTCAGGTGAATGGTTGCCTGTTAAAGGTTGGCGTCATGATTCTATGGCTAACCATACCGCATACACTAGCGGTAACACTATCGGTATCTATGACCGTATCACTCCAGGTCGTACCGTAAATATTTCTTATGCACGTAAACCACAACAAATGGTTAACCCAACTGATGTGTTTGAAGATACTACAGGTTTGCCTACATCCTGTAAAGATGTTATTGTTTATGGAGCAACTTATCGTCTCCTACAATTCATTGATCCTGCACGTCTTAACTATTCTTCTGCTGAAGCAGACTTGAACGATAGCAAACTTCAATATGGTTCAGGTGCTTCTAGCGCTCGTTTCCTTCTCGCAATGTATCAACAACGTCTTAATGAGGAAGCAGATAAACTCCGTGACGCTTACCAAACCAGAATCCACTACACGAGGTACTAATGACTACGCGTAATTATTCCACTATATCCCAGGAAACAACACTTACAGCAGCATTAAGTTCTTCTGCTACCACTATGACTGTTCAAAGTTCTTTGGCTTTGTTCGGTGGCACATCTGTTGCTTCTGGTCAAACCTTTACTGTTGTTATTGATCCAGATACTTCTCTTGAAGAAGTTGTTGATGTTATTTATCCTTCAAGTACTTCAAGTACTATTTTAACAATACAACGAAATATTGATAGTAGCGTAGCGGTAGCACATAGCGCTGGTGCAAAAGTTCGTCACATGGCTATCGGTCGTGACTTCCGTGAAGCAAATACACACATTGAAGCAAGTGCTAACGTTCATGGTGTTGGTGCAAGTAATAGTGTTGTTGGTACTGGTACTACACAAACTTTAACAAACAAGACAATTGATGCAACATTAAATACTATCAGCAATATTGCTAACGCAAACATTGCATCTGCTGCAGCAATTGATAAAACTAAAATCGCTGGAGTTGCTGTAACAACAGGTGATACTGGAACAGTAACATCAACAATGATTCTTGATGGAACCATTCTTAATGCTGACATTAACGCAGCAGCAGCGATTGATAAGACAAAGATTTCTGGTACTGCAGTTACTGTAGCAGATACAGGTACAGTTACTTCAACAATGATAGCAGACGGAACTATCACAAATACTGACATCAATACTTCCGCTGCTATTGACAAAACTAAAATTGCAGGAACTGCAGTAACTTTAACAGATACTGGAACTGTTACTAGCACAATGATTGCTGACGGTACTATAACAAATAGCGATATTAACGCTGCAGCAGGTATTGCTTACAGCAAACTAAGTTTAACAGGTAGTATTACTTCTTCAGATATTACTAACGGAACTATTGTTGATGCAGATATTTCTGCAACTGCAGCAATTGCTAACAGCAAACTTGCTACTAATCCTCTTGCTCGTGCTAACCATACTGGTACACAAACAGCCAGCACTATTTCAGATTTTGATACACAGGTCCGTACTAGCCGTTTAGATCAAATGGCTGCACCTACCGCATCAGTTTCTTTAAACAGTCAAAAGATTACAAGTCTTGCCACACCAACAGTATCTACGGATGCTTCAACTAAAGGTTATGTTGATACACAAATCAGCAACCTTGTTGGTACAGCACCTTCTACTTTAGATACTTTGCAAGAAATTGCTGCTGCAATTAACTCTGATCCTAATCTTTACACAACTTTAAACAATGCTAAGTTGAACCGTGATGGAACCCAGGCTATGACTGGTGCTCTCAGCATGGGAACAAATAAGATCACGAATGTTGTTGATCCTACTTCTGCACAGGATGCTGCTACTAAAAACTATACTGATACTGCTATGACTTCTCAGGTTGCTCAAGCAGCCTCTAGTGCTACAGCAGCAGCCACATCAGCAACTAACGCAGCATCGAGTGCTACCGCTGCATCATCTAGTGCTTCTTCTGCTTCAACTTCAGCAACTGCAGCATCAACTTCTGCTACTGCTGCTTTGGCTAGCCAGAATGCTGCTGCAACTTCTGCAACGAATGCTTCTAACTCTGCAACATCTGCTGGAGCATCAGCAACAACAGCAACAAC